CGAAGCGTAAGATTAAGTCATCGTTCAAGTGGGCTTTATCTCCATCTGTAGTTGTCGCTTTAGTGAATTTAGCAACCAGCGTTCCAGCCACCACGTGGTGGAGCGTCGCTATTGTATATGTAGTTCCTGTAGTGATCAACGCTATTAAAGAGTGGGCTAATGGGCAATAGATGAGAATTTAATGAGAAATAAAAAATCATATAAATCTGAACTAGAACGTGGCGAGTTATCTGCACAACGGCAGGCTGCCGTAGCGGCGATACGTTATTCGTGGTTCAATACAATAGGCTACTCTCCACATAGGTATCAGTTATGCTTTCACAATAGTTGGACTCCTGAATTGTTGCAGTATATAACTGACAATAACATCTCTTTAGAAGATGCGCAAACAATGGTTAAACCGGCAAGGCATAGAACTTGTATAGCGGGACGACGCGGTGGTAAGAGTGAGGCTTCTGGTCACGAGGGTTCCGCTTATATGGTGGCTGGTAATTATAAAGTATTAATAGGGGCGCCTTCGTACGACTTAGGCTACCATGAATTTAAGATTATAAGGGACGATCTTTTACACGAAGATAGTCCTGTTAATATAATAGAATTAGGTGATAATAAAGAGGGTGGAAACTTAAAGATAGTAACGGATATAGGTTCTGAATGTATAGTGGCGTCTTTCGATAAACCTAAGAAATCTGCACACGGAGCGGAATTCGATCTTGTAATTCTATCCGAGACAGCACTTATGGATAATATCGGAGGAGAGAGTGGCGTTTGGAATAAGACTCTTGTAGGAGCAATGGCGACTCGTAGGGCTGAAACAATAGCTCCAACGACACCACAGGGAAGGGATGACTGGTTATTCCCACGCTTTATAAGAGGGTGCAAGCCAGATTCAAGATGGAGAAAAGAGTATGGGTTATCGGAAAAGGATTATCCATACGATCCTGACTATCTCTCTTTAACATGGCCTGCTTATGCGAATGTATTTGGATATACAGAAGATCCTATTAAGCAGAAGGCAGAACTTCCCCCTCGAATTTTTCAGGAACAGATACTAGGATGGTTTGTTAAGTGGAGTGGTAGTTGTTGGGTTAACGATTTTTGTTATGACCCTAACGTGAACGTCGTTGATTCATTCGACGTACCTGCGTGGTGGAATAGAATAGAGGTAATAGATCCTGGGTACTCAGGCGTATTTGCATGGATAGCGGCAGTGGTTTCACCAAAAGGTGAACTGTTTGTTGTAGATGAGTATAAGGCGAGTAGAACTCTTTATGATTCTCATATAAAGGATATATTTGATAGACGTAAAGCGTTCTATAAGAAAGATTATGACCCATCTAGATTTATTCCAGTGTATATAGACCCGGAGGATCCACGAATAGTGGCTGAATTTAATGCTAAAAATATGACGTGTCTATCAGCAGACAACGATGTTATGTCTGGGTTTCAACAAGGTGCTTTTAGGTTCTCTCAAGGAACATTAAGTATATTTAGAAACTGCAAGAATGTTACAGAGTCTTTACACAATCATCAATGGGCTAAACAACCTGGTGATAGTGCAAAGAGAAAAGAACTAAATGACTCATTTAAGCATTTCAGCGACTGTATCAGATACCTATGCAATGCACCAGTTTGGAACAGTGAATTTCCAACAGAGATGAAAGAAGAACTACCTGGTTGGAAAGTATCTGATTTGTTAAATGGACTAAGAAATAATTTAGATCCACTAGATATGAGTTTCGATGAATTTACAAATCTGCATCGCTAGTATTAGGGTTGCTCCTAATACGAACGGCAAACCTCAGTGCCTGCGATGCACCTTATTTTTCTGAGGATCTGAGGGATGAAAAAATGAGAAAGACGATAGAAGAAAGATTTTGGGATAAAGTTAGGTATAATCCAAAAACCGGTTGCGATGAATTTATAGGTAGTAGGACAAAAGGACTGTATGGTCATTTTAGAAATGGAGATAAATTACAACTTGCTCATAGATTTTCTTGGGAATTAGTTAATGGTAAGATACCAGAAGGAATAGACGTACTACACCATTGCGATAATCCGCCATGTGTTACCGAGAGTCATTTGTTTTTAGGTGACGATGAAGATAATGCTAGAGATAGAGACTCTAAAGGTAGAGGTTTTAGGGCGACAGGAGAAAAAAATGGTGGATCTAGATTAACATGGAAACAGGTTAACGATATACGTGAGATTTATGAATACTGTGGTGTAACAAAAAAAGAACTTGCTGATATATTTTTAGTCCATCCAGGTACTATTGGTAGGATTATAAATAATAGTAAATGGAAAATATAAATGAGACAACCAACTTCAAAAGAACGCTATCAAGGCTGGAGAGAAACTTTCGAGTTCAGCACGCAGTCACGTCAGGATATTGAAAGACGTTGGCGTAGGTATTATAATATTGTAGATGATAACCTATGGAGCGGTGCAAGAAATACGGATGGATCTACAGCTATTGAGGTAAACGAATTAGGTTCTATTATAGAGACTATAATTCCTAATATTATTTTACACCCTGGCAAGGTTGAGATAAGAGCAATCAATGAAGAGGATATTTATAAAGCAGTTATATACGAGTATATAGGTAAATATTTATTAAGCCATTATAATATAAAAGATCAGTTTATGAAGAACGTATATGATTCTTTAGTACTTGGCGACTCTTTAATCAAAGTTGGGTTCTGGCCGTTACCTCTTGTGCAAGATGCTCAGTGGAAGTCAGGACTGGCTAGCTCCACCACAGAGTCAGTCTTCGCTCTCCACACTCCACTTTTCGAGTTCTTTCCAGATTACCACGTTAATAGTTGGTCTCTACAAAGGTTTTATATACATCAGGTTTATAAACATATTGACGAGTTTATTGACAATGATATGTATGATAAAAAACAAGTTGATAAACTTAAACCAGACGCAACGGAACGTGACGTGTTCGACCCTTCCAACGAGATGTTAAATAATAAAAAAGAATATATTAAAGTTCAGGAGATTCATAATCTTGTTAAAGCAGAGATGTATGTTATGGGATATAACTACGGATGCGATGATTTCCTTATGGATATACCTGAAATATATCCATTAGTTCCATTTGAACACCTTTCTTTCTTCCCTCGTCCTATGTCAATCTGGGGCACTTCAGTGTCCCAACGTATAGAAAAGCATTTAGTAGAATTGTCTCGTTATCATAGCGGTTTATCATCTATTATGCGTAAGATAGGTGTATTTAAGACTATGTTCGACTCCACAAAGATTAAACCAGAGGTTATAAAATTATTAAAAACCGCCAACGATGAAGCATTACCAATAGTAGGTCCTCCTGCAGGAGCTATAGAGACCGTTGATTTAGGTGTATCTGGTAGGCAGTTTGTATTTGACCAAGCTATTAATATAAAAGAAACAACTATAAGAAGTATGTCTGGTGTTACTCAACAGGAAATGGGGGTTGCGGAGACTGGAGTTGATACTGCATTTGAAGTTAATACATTGAAGTCTGCCTCTGATATTAAAAACCAGATGAGACTAAATACTTTCGAGGCATTCGCTAAGCGGGTTATAGAGAAGTTAATTTATATTGTATCTGTTGAGTACACACCAGACCGTATATCGCAAATGACTGGTATAGATTCAAATGTTATTGAGCAGCTTATTGAACCATATAACCCAGGTAAATATATTTTGGAATATGGAGATAGTGCAGCCAATAGCAATAAAGAGAGAATGAATAAACTTCAGTGGCTACTTCAATCTCCGTTGGCGGGGGCTATTAATCCAAGTTACGCACTCCGTTTAGCGTCGGACGCTTTGGGATTAGAATTCTCGGATGAGATGATATTGCCTGGCGGGCTTATTGGCGGAGGACAAGGTCAGCAACAAACAGTTCAATCTGGAGTATCTACACCTGGGAATAGACAACAGGAAAGTAGCGGCGTTAATAATTCTCAAACTACTAGAAGGAGTATGTAACTTGCCTAATTATGCGTATATCTGCAGGGAGTGCGGTCATAAATTTGAGGAGATAAGAAATGTCGGAAATCATGTTAAAAGATGTACTAAATGCGATAATAATGATCTTGATCGTGATTATCAAACTGAGTTTTCTGGTGTCGCTGTGGATACTGACGATTGGTCGCCTGGGTATAATTACGGTATTTCAGAGCATTACGAGAATAAAGCAGACTTGCTTAAAAAGATTAGGGCAAAAGGATTTGAGCCTTCACGTTATAACTCTTTAGGAAAAGTTAAACGTGAATTATACGGAGACAATAGAAGGTTTGACGAACAACAAAAGAAAAGTAGTAAGGACTATAAGGTTGTTGTTGAGGATTAAAAGGATTTGCTGATATGGATTTAGAACAATGTGCTGAAAAAATAAACGAATCAGAGCGTAGTATAGCGGTATTGCAGACCGAGTATGAAGCACACTCTCAATACACTAAAATAGCTATGGATAAAGCGGAGACTGTTATGAATATCAGACTCAACAGTATGAATGAATTTAGAGCGCAGCTATCGGATCAGGCATCAACGTTTTTGACTAGAGATAACTACGAAGTTAATCATAAGTTATTGGAAACCAAGATTGAATCTTTGCAAAAAATAGTATGGACTGGAATCGGGATGTTGTTGATAGTGCAGATCGCTATCCAGATAACGATGCACTTTTTACCGTAGGATGTGGCAAAATATGAGAAAGATGTTTAATTTTATTTTAGGATCATTGATAATGATGATGGTATTGCAAGTGTGTTTACACTTTACTTAGGAGATAGTTGAAATGGGAAGATCAGAGGAACTCGATGATGAGATAACCGATGATGTAGATACAGAAGAACAGGAAACTGAATCTGGTAACGAGGACGAAGAGTCCTTTTACGATGGAGACGTTCCGCCTAATTTGGATAAGTCTTATAAAGAAATGCAACGTGCGTTTACTCGTAAGACAACAGAGTTGGCGGAAGAAAGAAGAAGAATGGAGTCAACCGTTGAGCAATTAAAACAGAAAGCAACTATGTACGACCAATTAGCTGCAGATCCCGAGCAGGCCATTGAGATGTTAAGTAGGTTGACGGGGAAGTCAAGCAAAAGTCGTATAGACGCCCAAGATGAGGATGATGATTTTTCTGATTACGGTGATAATGCAGAATCTATGAAAAGACTGGTAAAGTCTATAACTAATAAAGTAACTAAATCATTAACTAGGGAGATATCACCATTACTACAGAATAGCCAAGAGGCGGCGTTTGAGAAAGAAATGCAGAATTTATCTTCCTGGGTAGAGACTCAACGAAAGAAAACGGGTTTAGAGTTGCCAGACCCTAGTTCACTAGAACCTTCTATTCGTGATAGGATGAGTAGAAAAGGCGATACAGCTTTAGAGGCGTATAAAGCGTCGCTAAACTTAGATAGATTACCAACTAGGAAACCAATTAATGAAGGTAAGAAGAAAGCTTCAACTTTTCAGCCAGGTGGTGTATCTTCTGTAAGGTCGAAGAGTTCAGGTTTTTCCACTGACGACGCAATAGAGCGTAGAAGACAAGGTAAACGTGGAGGCTTTTCCATAGAAGAACTTACTAAAATGTACGAAGAAGGAAAAACCTCGTAATATAAAGGAATAAATTAAGATGGCAAACGAAGAAATTAGTAGATCTATATTGAATGAAAGAGATACAGCCATAATGGATGGCTATCTCAAGACTACCGTTTTCGATATGGTTGCATTGGATACCAAGATTGGTATGATGATGATGACTAACCCATATAATGTGAAACGAAACGGTGGACGAAGAATAAAGATAATTATGAGAGTAGGTCACACCGACGGACTTATCTCATTCGGAGATAATGACACGGTTGATCCACAGAGAAAACCTGTATTGCAGGAAGCTTATGCGACATTTAAGCAGGCGTTGAGTTCTATTCGTATTGGTTGGGTTGAGGAAGCAGAGAACAGAGGTTCAGATTCAATAGTAAACATATTGAAAGCAAGAACTGACGCAACTATACAAGACTGTAAAGAAGATTTCAGGACTATGATGTGGGGTGACGGTACCGGTAATGGCGGAAAAGATATGATGGGTATTACAGGGTTGATACCTACTACGCCAACAACCGGTATTGCAATGGGTTATGATAGAGCAATAGCCGCTAATGGCTTTATGCACCCTTGGGTTTGGAACTCAGCACACGGTCTCGGACCTTATGCAACAGATGAAGTATGCCCAACGCCAACCGCTGTAGGTGCATTTGGAGATATATCTGATAAATCTCCTTACGCTTTACAGTACTTTGATTACGCAGTATCTGCTACACAATCAGACGAGTCTCCTTCAGATTCTTATTGGTTGAGTGACGAGACTACATATTCTTATTACAAGACTATGTATCCTATATACTGCGATCACGTTGAAATACCTATGAGTGGGGATACTTTGAAGTGGGGTTGGGATGCCGCAATGATCTGCAATAGACCGTGGATATACGATACCGTTGTAAATGGAGCTCCTGCAGGTGAAGTAAGGCTCGTAAACAAGAAGTATATGTTCATGGTGCAGGATTCAGGTGCGTGGTGGGTATGGTCAGACTGGAAAGAGCCGTTCAACCAACCTTCACGGGCTAAATTCATGTTTGTAAGGGGTCAGAACGTTTGTACGAATTTCATGAAGCAAGCTGTTCTATCTGGAATAACTGCTTGGACTGCGTAATAATACTTAATAAACTAAATTATGTTAGGTACCTACATAATAATTATGTAGGTACCGTACAACTATAGTTAAAAGGAGATCGAAATGAGATCTGAAATGTATCAATCAAGTGCGTTCGATATAGGACCTGAATTTCCATTGACACTGGCTGAGACGTACTCAGACGCCGACTTGAAGAATTATCTGACTGCAACCGTGGCTGGTTTCAAGCCAGGTATGACTAAATGGGTAGATTCGGATATCGCAAAGTATACTGGAAAGTTAAAACCAAAACCAAACGCTACGAGTGCTAGCTCTGTATTACTATACGGGCCTGCGATAGTGTCCTTAGTTTGCAACAGGGACGCCACTATACTTGCACAGGGGGAATGTTGCAAATGGTATACAGCTGCCGTTACAGCTAGCGCTGGATCGTTGACAACATTTACTGCGGCTACAACTGCAAATAAGCAGGTAGGTAACTTTTTGTATATTCTTGATAATAACAACTCGGCAGGAGCTGCACCAGAGAGTGAGGCTAGATTGATAATCAAGAACACTGCGACAGTAATGACTGTCCAACCTGCATTTTCAGCGCTTGTAGAAGCGAACGATACAGGAATTATTTTTAGTAGAAGCCAGGTTATAGCAACCGCTAGCGGCGACGACAGGATGGTTACTGCAGGAATAGTACTGGCTCCAGATGGAATAGCTCCTGATTATTGGGGGTTTGTTGTAAGAAAAGGACTTGTGGCTGCAAAGATGGATACCACCACAACCGTCACGGCCGGCAGAGCGCTAAAGGCTGGAACGAGAAGATTGGCGATATGCGGAGGCGCTACACTATATTATCTTACACTGGCTCATACATTTTTAGCTCAAACAAACGACGTGGTTAGTGACTTACTACCAGTCGACTTTGATTGCTGGAGTCCGCAAGCTAGTGGAGCGTAGAGATAGTCTAATTTAATTTTGCATCAATAAGTTCGAGAGACACTAGAATTTAGAGTTCTAGTGTCTCTCTATTTAAGAGGTTATTAATAATGGCAGATAAGAAGGCAGAGAAAGTGGCCCCATTACTTTCGACAGATAAAAAAGCGACAACGATAAAGGATAACGATATAATCTCTTTAGGAGATACGCCTTTCGGGGAATTGTGGGCAGAAGAGGTAGTATCTTCAAAAGGCAAAAAGACTTACATAAATAGGTATTTACAGAAAGACGGTATATGTACTCCTATTAATTATTCACCTATGGAGCTTAATCCAGATATGTTGTATCCTTATCGTGAGTTGCAGATGACTCAGACCCGATTCAACGAAGCTGATTATGTACCAGCGGATACTTGGGTAAAAGAACCTTTCAGGGATAGTAATGGGCAACTAATTAGGGACGAATCTGGCAAAGCTCTTGATATGTATTTTTGGGTCAAATTATCTATCAAATCTTTAAGAGAAGAAGAGGAGTTCAAATACGGACCGACTCAATATATACTTGGTTCCGATATTTTGAGATACGTAGATGCGAAAAGTATTGTTGGTGGATCGCTGGGCAATACAGTTAGACAACGTATGGAAGAGCAGGAGCAGATGGTAGAGGTATGAAGATAACTGATAAAATAAAACTTATGGGCGGGATACTAATAAGTAAAAACGATGATGAACCTTTATATATACAGAATGTTGTATGTAGAATAGGTAGAGAACGTCTTGCTTCCCAAGCAGCCAACAACGCATTGACTAATAGTTGGTTTAGTCATCTTGTAGTTGGAGAAGGTATACTTGCGGCATCAACTGAGGATTTATCTTTAGCAGATGAACTTTATAGAGTAAAGTTTGATAGTGTGTTTGCAACAAACTATACCATATTTGGGGCTGTTGATCTGACTGGATTGATGATAGATAATTATGTTGGAGTAGTCCCTGGCGTAGGTGAGTATGATATAACTGAGTTTGGTCTTATGAACGCATTAGCTGGTGGAGATCTTATATGCCATCAAACACCTGATTATTGTTTTACAATAACTGGTGATGATAAACTTTCGGTATTATGGGGAGTAACGGTGACTTAATGGAAGCGGTGATAAACAATAAAGTGGTTATAGAAAGAAAGTTAGGTGGGATAGGGGATTGCACGATGGTTAGGCCGGCAGTAAACGCCTATATACAACAAAACCCTGAACGTGAAGTTTATATCAGGACGTCACGTCCTTTGGAGGGCGTGTTTCAAGATATAGATTGTGCTGGTATTTTGTTAGAAGAACCCAAATTTAAGGATTTTGACTACTATGACTTAAACTCTCCATGTCTTAACTACGAACTTAGTAATCATCCTTTCATCGTAGTTAATAAAAAGAAGTTAATACCTAGTGGTAAAAAAATTCTACTATCTAGGCAAGAGATATTTTGTAACGTCGTAGGCGTTAAGTTTGACCAATCAAACTACAATGTTAGGTTTACAGAAGAGGAGTTACAGTTTGCAGAAGATTACACTAAAGGATTAAATAATATATTATTTATACACTGTAACGCAAACGAACCTAGCAGGTCTTACAAGTACGAATCTGCCTTACTTGATTACGTTTCTAAACATTGGGACGGTTATATTATAGCTATCAGACCTAAGAAAGATCCGAAAAAGAACAATGTAATTGTTTGGCAAGATGGAAGTATAAGGCAACTTTGGTCGGTTATGACTAAGTCAAAAGCAGGTATTATGGTTGACTCGGGGCCTATACATCTTATGGGGGCTATTGGCGGGACCATATATGCCGTCTTTGGTCCAATATCTCCAAGTATACGATTAAAATATCCACACGCGTACTGGAAGGATATAAAATGCAGGTATACTAAAAACGAGCATTGTTTTTATACACCATGCAAAGGTTCTTATTGTATGTCTAGGTATCCTAAAGAAATATTCATAGATGCTATGTCTAAGATGGACTTAATTATAAACACTAAAAAGATGAAACCCATATCAATAGTTGAACATAAATTAGATCCTAACACGATGAAAGATGTTGCTATATGCAGAATTAGGGGTATAGGGGACGTACTATTATCTTTACCTGCAATTAAAGCGTATAAGGTTAAATATCCGCATATAAATATTGACTATATAACTGATGAAGATATGGTTGATATATTAAAGACTACTGGTTTATTTAGAGAAGTTATAGGTGTTAAGTATAACCATAGAGCTGGAGGTTATCCAAACTTGCCACCGGGCACCGATGTAGATATATATAGTAATGTTTATAACCTGATAAATAAAGTGGACTTTGAAAAGGAATCTACATATATACCTAGAATAGAGTTATTTGCTAAAGAGTTAGGGGTAGAGGGAGAAAGACTTGAAAGAGTTGGAATAACAATACCTTTAGATTGGTATGATCATATCGGCGGATGTCACAATAAGCAGGTTGTTATACAGTCAGATTCAAATGGAGAGTCTCGCAAGTGGGACATACAAAGACAAATTGAGTTATGTTATTTTCTTAAAGATAAATTTTTAATAACCGCTACTGGGTTAATAAGAAATGATAGTTTTCCAGATTTTGTAAATAACTTAACTGGTATGCAAACACTTAAACAGTATTTTGTAACTATATCAGAAGCAGGTATTGTAGTTGCATCTGATTCATCTGCAGTTCATATTGCTGGTTGTTTGGGAGTTAAGTGTATAGGACTTTATGGTTCTGTAAATCCTATATTAAGGACTGCACATTATCCAAGTGTATATCCTTTGGTAGGTAAAGGTAAATGCGTTCCTTGTAACGACTGGCAAGATGGTAACTGTAAAGGTATAAAACACTATCCAACATGTCTCTTTAATATAAGGGCTAAAACAGTTTATAATAAGATTATGGAGATAATTAATGAATAAATTTTGCGTAGTAGTGATTGCATATAATAGACCAAACTATCTTTATGTTACATTAGATTCTTTATTTAGAAATAAAAGTATAGATAAAGTTGATGTTGGTGTCTATATAGACGGGGGATCTGATAATATTGCAGATGTTCTTAATGTAGTTAATTCTTTTGGAGTTAATCATATACATACAAACTCCAATAACTTAATGGTATTACATTCATTAATGTCTGCATTAGGGGATTCTTTCTACAATAGAGGCTATGATAAAGTTTTATATATAGAGGACGACCATATATTAAGAACAGATACTATACAATATTGTTTATCAACAGAGATAACCGAATTTATATTATGTCTTAGTGGCAATGGAGTTAAAGGTATAGACTATAGACCTAAGGGCAATGTTATTACTAAAGATAATTTTGATATACTAAATGACTGGATAGGAAAAAGAATGTATGTAGGTACCGCAAGACCGAACCATCTAGATCAAATATTAGCAGAAGATACTAAAATACACGATGCAGTTTTTTATTCTTTTTTAGTTAATAATAAATTATATACTCAGTTTGCACCAGAGTTTTATGTTGCAACGTTTGGAGTAAGAGGGATACATTCTAGGGAGGTTAGTGTTGTAGATAATATTATAGCAAGATTCTTTTCTGGAGATAGAAATACTTGGGTATATAATGTCGCTCAAGTTATTATGGAACAAAAGTTTGATAATAATTTGAATCCAGATTTATGGCCTGGAGAAAGGTTTGAATATCAATGAATATGTCAGTTATAGTAACAGTCGGTGGCGTTCCGCATACAGATAGGTATATAAATGCGTTAAAGCAACTGGAGTGTATTCGTAATCAGACGTATCTACCTATAGAGATAATATACGTAGAGCAGACTATTGATGGAAATTATTATTTTAATAACCTGCCTATACCGTTTGATAGCGATGGTAGTATATATAAATATATACCTATTAAGTTTAATAAAAATCTTGCGTTATATTCAGTTGCATGGTGTAGAAATGTTGGTATATATAAGTCTGTTGGAGATGTTGTAGTGTTACTAGATCTTGATTTTGTTTTTGATAATAACTACTTTAAGACTATAAGTAACACTGTAGTTGATAACGTTTACGGTGGGTGGGACAATATATATTATATACATAGAGAAGAAAGAACTAAGTATATGCAGTATAATATATTCCCAGTTGGAGAAGAAAATCTACCTGGTAGAGACGATAATAGACGTGACCATCCTGGAGAAGGCGGTATACAAATATTTAATAAGGAATGGTTTATAGATAATATTGTAGGTTTCCCAGAGGATATGTTTGGGTGGGGAGCAGAAGATACAGATGTTTATGAAAGATGTAGAAAAATTTTAGGAACAAGAAACTCACTCAACTACACCGTATACCATTTATGCCATAGTTTTAAGTTGCCAGCTAGGTTAATAAATGTAGTTATCATGCAAAGAAATATGGTAGATCCTATAAAAACTGCTGAATTAATGCGTAAAGTTGGAGTCGGAAAGATAGACGGACCTAGAGCCATACATAATGATTCGCTAAGATGGAGTTTATTATGAACATACTTATAACAGGTAGCGAAGGAACATTAGGTAAACCTCTTATAAAAGAACTAGAAGATCGTGGGAATACTGTGTATAAATCTGATGTTATGCACGTTAATAAAGATAACTATATAAGATGTGATATATCTGAATACAGGCAAGTAGTATCTTTATTTGATGAATATTATCCTGATTATGTTATTAATCTGGCTGCTGAATTCGGTAGGAAAAATGGAGAGGAATATTACGAGTCCTTATGGAAAACTAATGTAATAGGACTTAGGAATATACTTGAACTACAACCTGCATATGGCTTTAAGTTAATACATGCTTCTTCATCTGAGGTATATGGAGATATTGACGCGGACATTATTAAAGAAGACACGCCATTTGGTAGACACCAGAACGATTACGCTATGACTAAAGTTGTTAACGAGGAACAAATACTGAATTTTAGAGAGTCTTATGGAAGTCAAATAATGATACCTAGATTCTTTAATGCGTACGGTCCTGGTGAATACTATAATGATTACCGTTCAGTTGTTTGCTTATTTTGTTATAGAGCTTTGCATAATATACCGTATGAAGTATATGAAGATTATCATAGAGTTGTTATGTATATAGACGACTTTATACCAACACTTGCAAACTGTGTTGACCGCTTTATTGATGGAGAGTTTATAAATATAGGTGGAGATGAGTATCTATCTGTAAAACAAATAAGTGATGAAATACTAAAACAACTTGGTAAAGATGATTATTATATAGACTATCAAGCGAAAGAGATTCATACAACTAAAAATAAAAAACCTGATATTACAAAAGCTAGACAATTACTCAGTCATAATCCAATCATTAGGATTGAAGAAGGTATATCCAAAACACTTGATTGGATGAAGCAGGTGTATAGTGCCACTATTAGATAGAACTAGAATATTCTTTTCTAATATAGAACGTTATATAGCTACATACGTTCCACTAAGGATGGTGATGTATGATACAATAACACTTACGCAGAAGTTTAATGTTTTCCGAAGGTTTAGAAGATCGACCACTAGCTTTGGAGGTTGATATGTTATCGGATAGTGAGTCCTCGAAGCTCTCACGAAAAGCAACTTCCCGATTGCCTGCCGATAATCTTTTTAATTCGGGAATTAATTACGGGAGATTAGAAAATGAATATTACCGAAAAAGATCTTAAAAGATTTTGGAGTAAGGTTGGTGAACCTAATGAAAATGGGTGCAGGTTATGGACTGCATGTACTAATTCTTGGGGTTACGGACTTTTTGTATATTGTGGTAAGTTGTGGTTAACTCATAGATTTTCTTATTTATTAAGCCACAAACAAGATATGGATTATATACCAGAAGGATTATTAGTTTGTCATACTTGCGATATACCTTCTTGTGTTACAGATGAACATCTTTGGCTTGGAACAAATCAAGATAATATAATAGATATGTTTAATAAAGGCAGGGGTCATATACCAGATTTTCATGGCGTAAATAATAATATGTCGAAATTAACCAATAAAGATATTTTAGATATTAGAAATAGATATGCCACCGGAGAAGTGACTCAACAAGAATTAGCAGATAGTTTTGGTGTTCACCAAACTAATATACATTATATTGTTAAATATAAGACTTGGGAAAATATAAAGGAGTATTAAAATGTTCTTCAAGCAGCGTCCTATAATTTTTGATACGGTGTTCAAAGTTACCGTTGCAGATAAAGAGCAAACAATACATACTATGGGCGGAGAACAGATAGTTCATGTTGGCGATTATTTATTTGAACATCCAGACGGCACCGTAAGTAGAGTTAAACTAGAAAGTATATCTCAATTTGAAGAAGTGGAAGGTGATTAAATGCTAGTTCATCAGATCTGCACAAGAGTTCAATCTTTAGTGGATGATCCTGCTTACTGGAGTAATGCTAAAATAATTGCACTTATAAATAATTGTAAAGATAGTATATCTACTTATTTTGGGTTACAAGCTAATGGCTATATATTAATGGAGTCAGTAGTAGGTCAACGTAGTTACTCTTTACCACTTGATTTTGCCGCTCTAAATTATATGACTTGGGGAGACGGAAACCAGTTGACCCCATTTAATAGAGTTAACTCGCCGAGGGAGGCCTCCAGTTATTTGGCATATACAGACGTGCCCGCAATTCCGACTAATTATTTCCTATGGAGTAAAGAAGATCACATAGAGTTGTGGGTTTTACCAACGTTTAACTCTGTTGTAGAGATAGAGTTATTTTATTGGCGTAATATTCCAGACGTAGCTAATCCTAATGATGAGGTTATGTTGCCTCGTGATATACATCATCATATAGTTGATTATTGTTTAAGGCAGACTTGGTTTAATGATGAACTCCACAATTTTACTCCAGAAAGATTTGATTCATGGTGGGATTTTGTATTAATGAGTATGCAAATATCTAAAAACGTTCAACTGGCTGGAAGTGATAGTATAGGTATGGGAAACTTCAACGATCGTATGCCTATACAAAATGAAGATAGTATAGGTTTTCCTATTAGGATAAGTTCAGGAGACGGAACTCAATGGTAGAAACTACAACTGATTATGAAGAACTTTTAATTCAGGCACAGAACGCAGCTAATCATAAGTTTGATTATAAGATTAGAGATTATTATGCGGAGATAACGTATCCTATTATAGATTCAGGATTACTTATGAGGATTTTATCTGGTTTGATATTAGTTGGATTTAGGCACATAAGAATATCTGCAGGCTTTATACAGGCGTACTTTGATGAACAAACTATGTTAGTAATTTATTGGTGATACCTATTATCGGATTTCGGAATAGGACTATTTAGTGTAAGTCAGATAATAACCTGTAAACGTTGGATTTATGTGGAGTAGTTTATTATGAATAACTTAGAAATAAAGTCTTTCAATAAAGGTATTATCTCTACTTCCCGTGTGGGCATAGGTAGGGAATCAGATGGAGTACTCCGCCTAGCTCAAAATGTAAGAGTTAAATCTGGCAACGTAGTAACTAGAGAGGGATATGAAAGATATATGTCTTTTCACGGCGTTAAGCCTATGGACAATAAAACTATACGTTCTTTAGGAGAGTATGCTAGGGAATCATACTCCGCTGGAGTGACTTCGTACTGGCGCTGTGTTGTATTTAGAGCAGATAATACTTTTTGGTACGTTAGACCTGAAGTATCCCTTACCCAAGCAATAGCCATAACAGGACATCCTATGAGTAGTTTGATATTCAATTACGTTAATGTATATGATAACTTATGGATATTCGGAAGTCCTGATCCAGTATATACCTGGGATGGTATTAATATGTTAAAGGCCGGTATAGCAAAGCCGACTGGAACTATTGCGGCTGCAATAATAACTACCGCTGGCGCCCATAGTGTAAAATATAAGTTAACGTATTACAGAAGTGCAGCGCCGTATAATAAAGAGAGTAACGCTACTCCTGAAATTACATTACCGTTATTAAACAATGCGTTAGCTGTTCACGTCCACGTAACATATACACCAACAGTTGGAGAGGTTGTAGATCCGCAAGTAACCCATGTCCACGTATATAGAACGGATTATTGGGATCCAGCAGTAGATGAAGCCCCAACCGATTTTTATTTATTACCACCTGTGACTATAGCCCAGTTTGTAGCAGATGGTCGTGTTTATAATGATACATCATCCACTGTCACAACTTCCACAACCTATGATGTAACAGACAGAGGAGTTCCTCCAGTATCTAAATACGGTCTATGGCACGATTCACGGTTATTTCTTGCAGGAGATCCAGAGAATCCTTCAGTTGTATATTATAGCGAACCAGGTAAACCGTGGTACGTTCCGACTTTGAACTATGATGAAGTTAATCGTGATGATGGATCTATAATAACTGGATTAGGTGCAATAGGTCCAACCAGGTATATATTCAAAGAGCGTTTGATATACGAATGGACTGGTAATCCAGAAACAGCTACACCTATACGTCAAGTTGAAAGACCAGACGCTACGCAAAACATGAATAGAGTTGCAGTAGGATGTAGATACCCAGACACTTTATGTGGATGGAATAACTCTTTAATCTTTATGGATTATGATAATGATGTATGGATGTTATCTCAAGAAGCTTTAGTAAATTTATCAAAGTATTATTCAGGTATTAGGGATATAGGAAATTCACCAGCGGCGTATGTTAAAGATGATTACTATATAATAGGAAGCTCCACTGGTTCTTATGCGTGCTATTTACCAACGCAGACGTGGGAGTCAGAAGATGATATAAAGTTTAACTACGTATTGGTTAGACAAAATGGTGACGTATTAGTTCCTGATAGTTATATAGACCCTGATCCTCATATTGACGGACAGGGAAATGAATACGAGGCGACTATATCTGTATTGAATAGACTTCACCAAGGAACTAAAGATAACAATGTGGAGTTTACTAAATTATTTCAAACTAAATATGCAAAAGTTGCAGATAATCAAGATACCGCTATAATAAGGAATATAAGTGTTTATGCAACAGTGCAACTACCTTATTACGTTACGGTGTTTAATGAGAAGGGGGAGAATGTTGTTGGTTTATATAATGCAGCTAATAGAAGGTTTACATTACCAACGTCACTATATGCTAAATGGGTATCGGTACGAATATCCTGGTCAACATCAGCAAGTGAAATATTTGGAGTTAATGTAGGATTTATAAGAAGGGGGAGACAGGGATGAGCGTTCCGCCTATTAATGTTAATAGAAAAGGTTATAGTGGTAAAGAACCGCATGACGTAAAAAAAGTTCAGTGGGTTAGGGTTAGGAGGTCTATTGTTGGAAATACTCCAGTAAGCGATCCGTTTAAGTTTCAAGAATATGGTATAATTAAAGAGGAGAAAGATAATGGTAGAGATGAATGATGCTAACGGTGTTCAGGATCAAAGTTTTATAGGTGTTATTAAACGTGTAAATGATGGTGAGCGAATCAATGGTTTTGTTACCAGTATTAAGCACTACGTACCTTGTGACGGGTATGTTGAATCCCAGGATAGAAATACCTTTGAGAAGGACGGGAAAAAGTATATACTGAAGAGCGAGCGGTCAGTACCAAATACTATAACAAATCTAGGTAACGCAATGGCGGCTCGTAGGTTTTTATCAGCGGCTGAAACTTTGTTGCTGACCCATATGGCCGTAGGAACTGACACCGGCGCAAAGACATCCGCATCCACTACACTGGAGCATGAAGTTGGTCGTGTAGCGCTGGACACGTTGACATGCCCGGTCGCAGGTGCGGCGAACGACAATGTAGTTACGGCGGTTGCAACATTTCCTGCTGGAACTGGAACAGGCGCGATGGTCGAGGCAGGAATGTTTACCGCAACACCAGCAGGTACTATGTTCTGTTACACCGACTTTGGTGTAGTTACAAAAGCGGCTGCTGATATTGTGATATTTACGTGGACAATTACATTCGGTACAACCTAATTTTTTTATTATCTGATAGTTGTTATTAATTATCATATAATATTTTTCAGCGTAATAAAGCAAGGATGTGGTTATTGTGGCAATCAAATTGATAGAGATAACAAAACTAGATAACGGGAGTCCAACAGGTAACATAGTATTTAAGTATGACATAGTCGATCCACTAGGGAAACTTATCTCTAGCGAAGTCTCAACTGTATCAGTAAATTATAATAATGTGAATATTCAAGATATCGCTTTTTGTCTTATTCGTGACGCAGAGTCAAAAGAGTATGAAGTTAAAAAGAGCGTTGAGTTTGATACTACATTATTGGTAGCAGAGATAGAAAAGCAAATTTCTGCGAGGGCGGTGATCGGATAATGGCACTTTTTACAAACACAGTCCAAACAGATTTATCTATTATACAGACATTAGCGGCGGACTTAACGACAAAATCTAGTGAATTTGTCACTGCTGGAAAGTTATCTGCTTCGATTGGAATATGGCACGCTAAAGATAACGCATCTGCAAGTGTTGGAGCGGGAACTAAATATACTATTGAAAAATCATACACTGCTAACGGTAATGATAGTTGGATATCTGTGACGTGGGTGCAAGCTAGTATTACTGCTCCAACTGCGATGGTGACTGATGGTGAGGAAGCCGCTGGTCAAACGGTGATAGAGTGCGGTGCGGTTGTTCCTGTAGTTGGTGATATTATCTGCTTTAAGAATGCGACAATCGGGTTAACAGAATTTAGAGAAGTTATTGCACGCGTTATAGCGGGCGGAACTGAATCTGTGACATTAAAAGATGCACTGACCAATACACAAGCACAGGGGACATATTATACACAAGTCGAAAAGTTTGATATAAAACTAGACCTAAAGGGCGTTGTTAGACTTCGAGTGTTTGTAAATAACAATTTAGGATCTACTAATAGGGCAATCATATTTCGGATTGCTTTAACAACTTGTGATGGGATAGGATAATGCCAGAACCTTTATTAGTACCGTTTTTAACTAGACTTAAACCAGAATATAGTAATGGTCTTGTTGCTCATTGGAATATGAATGTCAATAGCGGGGTTCTATTACCTGATTTATCTGGTTATAACAATAGTGGAATATTGACTAATATGGACAATCCATCTTCTGCGACTTCTGGATGGGCTGGACAAGGATTGAATTTTGATGGGTCGAATGATATAGTAGTTGTTCCCCATAAGGTTAATCAGTTATTAACAACTGGTGGGACTATTTCGGTTTGGATAAATCCAACTGGCTATGGGGAGGGTGATAACGGGACTTTTGTTAATAAGACAACTGGTACGGGGGGGACTGCCGCCGAAGGATATTTATTTCGTATAAATGGCAGTTTTGGAGTAACTTGCCAAATAAATGCTGGAACAACCAAAGCGTCAGCCAACAGCATAGTCACTCTTGGAGTTTGGCAACACTTCGTAGCGACTTGGGATTCTACTGGATTGGTGACTATTTATAAAAATGGTATTCAAAGTGGAACGCCTGGAATTTCGGCTGATCCAACAGGAATAATATCAACGTCTTCGTTGATAATAGGTGGCAGTGCAGCGACAGGCTGGTGCTTTAATGGTAAAATAAATGATGTCCGCATATACAACAGGGTGTTGAGCGCGGATGAGGTAAAGTATACCTATTATCAACAAGAAGATGAATGGGATTTGTGGGATGATTATACAGGTATTAATTTATACAACCTATCACCATCAGATACAGTATTATTATCTGACGCTTCTTTAAGGAGCTCACAGCTAGGAACTAGGAACGAATCCCTTTCTCTATCTGACGCTTCTTTAAGGAGCTCGCAGCTAGGAACTAGGAACGAATCCCTTTCTCTATCTGACGCTTCTTTAAGGAGCTCGCAGCT